CCGCCGCAACAGGGCGTTCAACCTGCAGGATTTGTGCAAGGACCACCGCAACAGTTCTCCGATAGCGAAACTGTAGCAGATGACCAGCCTATGCAGGTACAAGAAGGTACGTTTGTTATTAACGCACCTGCTGTAGAGTTTGCAGGTTCTGATGATATACGACGTATGATTTTAGAGGCTTACAGCATTGCGCGTGAAAAAGGGCTTGACATCGGCAATGTAGACCGTACAATATATGAAGAGAGCGTTGACGTTGCATTGTCAAAGGGTGAGGTTATAATACCCCCGGCTCTTGTTAAAATTATCGGCTTAGATAGACTTCAGAAAATAAATAATCGCGGAAAACGTGAAGTGTCACGGCGTCAAGAGAAAGCTGCAGAAGGCGGCTTTATCGACGGATACGCAGAGGGGGATTTAGTCGACCCGTTTGACTATGAAGAGCCTTCTTCTGAGTTCGTAAAGAAGCTGTCTGAGTTTGGAGCAAAAAAAAGAAAGCGCGGAGAGATAAAAGAATTTATTCGCAGCTTAAGTCCTAAAGAAGCGTACACCGTGTTGTTTTTGACTGAGACCTCTTCTAACTCAGAATCAATGGAAAACATGGAGAACATAGGTTACGTAGTTCGTAACAGAATACAATCAAATTACGCTGATTTTAAAAACGTAAATAACGTGTACGATGCTCTCCTACAGCAGACTGATAGGGGTGCATTTCAGTTTTCTGGATTAGAACCTACCGTTATGTATGAGAGATTGCAGGAAGTTGATAAGGGTTTAGCTAACTTAGGACTTCGTAAGGCCACATCAGCCAGTTCGAATGTTACCGATACAGAACCTGATAGAGAAGCATATTCTCCTATTCCGTTCAACGCACTGTTTTATACAAAACCCTCTGCTGAAAATCAGTGGATGAGGGACGCAAAGAATTTAGAATATTTAATGGAATCTGGGGGCCATGAATTTTATGGTCCATTCGCCTCACCAGAAGGATTCCAAAAGAATTAGTCAGCTACCCGCAACGCGGCCCTGACGTAACCGAAGCGGCTACCTACACGCCAAGTAGCCCCGCAGATTGAGGTAAAACAAATGGCAAAAAAAGTTCGTGGTCACCGTGCCAACAAACCTAACGATTCCTTTGGAACTATCAACGCAGACAGCTTGTATAAGGGCAGCTACCGTAAAGACGTTTACGAAGACCCGGAAGACGAAGAGTCAGAAGAGCAAGTTGAAGTTGAAGCTACTCAAGAAGAAGCCCCAGAGGGTTTTTCTGAAGTAAAGCAAGAGTCAACAGAACACGACTACAAGAAGCGTTATGATGACTTGAAGCGACACTATGATGCTAAACTAAAAGAGCATCAAGAAGAGAAAGAAAACTGGGAATCTGCAATAAAAAAGACAGAAGCATCAAACGTGCCTCTTCCTAAAACAGCAGAAGAACTTGAGCAGTTTAAGTCGCAGTATCCTGACGTGTATGATGTTGTTCAAACCGTAGCAGCAATGCAAGCTACAGAACAGTCATCAAAACTAGAAGAAGAGATTGCAGACCTTCGCAAACGCGAAAAAGAGTTGAAGGTACAAACGGCTTATCGCGAATTGAAGAGCTTACATTCAGACTTTGATGAACTAAGGAAGGATGAAAAGTTCTTATCGTGGCTTGAAGAGCAGCCCCAGAATATATCTGACGGTATTACTAAAAACAATACTGATGTGAAATGGGCCGCGAGGGTGATTGACCTGTATAAAATAGATGCAGGAATTGTTACCAAAAAGAAGAGAACCAGTAAGTCAGATGCAGCCACCGCTGTTTCTGGTCCACAGTCCAAAGAAGTAGTTTCTGAGGCAGGTGGAGACAAGCAAATCTGGAAGGCTTCGCAAATCGCCAAGATGAAACCGTGGGAGTTTGAAAAGTTCGAAGGTGAACTTGACAAAGCACGGGCTGAAGGGCGAATCGACTATAACTCTTAATCCTCAAGGAAGGGATTGAACTATGGCTTTTAATAGCGCATCAGGTTACAATAACCTGCCGTCTGGGAATTTCACACCAGAAATTTTCAGCCAAAAAGTTCTTAAGTTCTTCCGTCGTGCTTCGGTTGCAGAAGATATTACTAATACCGACTACGCTGGTGAAATTGAGAACTTTGGTGATACAGTGCGTATCATCAAGGAGCCAACAATCACAGTATCTAGCTACTCACGTGGTTCAGTGGTAAACCCACAGGACCTTGCTGATGACCAGACAACAATGGTTGTTGACCAAGCAAACGCATTTGCGTTTAAGATTGACGATATCGAAGAGCGTCAGTCACACGTTAACTTCGAAGCTCTTGCTACTTCATCTGGTGCATACTCGCTGAAGCGCAAGTACGACGGTAACGTTCTGACTGCAATGTTTGACGGTGCTGGCATCTCATCAGAAACTTCTGCAGCTACTGCTACCGTTTCTGGTTTGGGTACACTAGGTTCACCTCTGACTTCTCAGACTGGTGATAACCTTGTGAACATCATGCTGAAGATGGCTCGTGCATTGGACGACCAGTCAGTTCCTGAAGAGAACCGTTGGTTCGTAGCTGCTCCGGCTTTCTACGAAACACTGTTCGGAGCAGGTGCTAAGTTCGCAGAAGTGCAGGTAACTGGCGACGGTACTTCACCACTGCGTAACGGCCTAGTTATGGCTGGCAACATTGCTGGCTTCAACTGCTATAAGTCAACAGCTATGAACGCTGCTGGCACAGACACTGTAGACGTAACAGGCTTGGGTGCTGGTGAGTTCCCAGTTCTTGCTGGTCACATGTCATCAACTGCAACTGCTTCGCACATCGCGAAGACTGAAGTTGTACGTTCGACCGAAACTTTCAGCGACATCGTTCGTGGCTTGCACGTATTTGGACGTAAGGTCCTGCGTCCAGAAGCACTCGTTCGTGGCGTGATTTCACTGTAAGGGGGACTGGATAATGGCTACTTATACCGTTACTGGTGCTGTTGCTGGCGTTCCCGTTGGCATCAAGCCCCAAATCATTGAAGTTGTACTTGACTTCTCGTCAACCAGCTTGACTACTTCTGATTCAGTAGAAGTATTCGAAATGAAGGCTAACACACTTGTTCTTATGGCAGGTGTGGAAGTTCTCACTGCAGCATCAACTGGTTCACCAGTTCTTGACTTAGGTGATGACGCTGATGATGATTTGTATGTTGCTGCTTTAGACGGCACAGCAACAGGTCACGAAATCAACAACGCAGCAGGTACAGCAAAACTGTACACCGCTGCTGACACTATCGACCTGATTGCTAATACTGCAACTTTCGATGGTAAGGTTCGTGTCTTTGCGGTTATTGCAGAACTTGGTACTGCAGAAACTGCGGCATCATTTGCCTAAATAAACTGTCGAGGGGCAGGGCAACTTGCCCCTTGACACACCCGGAAAATCGTGATATAAGCAAGAACCATTTGCCGGGAGATATATACCATGTTTACAACATTTGTTAAAGTTTGTTCATTAGTAGCGATTACAGAGTGTACTGAGTTCGAAGATACTTTAGGCCCCTATGCTACTAGAGAAGAGTGTAAAGCACGAGCCTATGAGATGGCTGCTGACTTAAAAACCATAATCAAACCACCTGTAGACTATAGCTACAAGTGTGCGTCGGATAACACAGGACATGCCACGTAAACAAGACAAAATGCCAGCCCGTAATAAGAAGAACTTCCGCCCTACCAAAAAGGGTGCGGGTATGACAGAGGCAGGGGTCAAAGCCTATCGTAAGGCAAACCCCGGTTCTAAACTAAAAACAGCAGTAACAGGAAAAGTAAAGCCGGGTAGCAAGGATGCTAAACGGCGTAAATCTTTTTGCGCTAGGTCTGCTGGGCAGATGAAAAAGTTTCCCAAGGCTGCAAAGAATCCTAACAGCCGTCTGCGCCAAGCAAGAAAGAGATGGAAATGCTAACTGCACTTATCGGACCAATAACCCAGATAGCAGGTACTTGGCTAGAGGGTAAAGTAGAAAAGACCAAAGCAGAAACAGGAGCGAAAGTTGCAAAAGCTAAAGCTGAAGCTACAATCATGGAAAAGAAAGCTACTGGCGAAATCGACTGGGATTTGGCTATGGCTGAAGGAAGCAAACATTCATGGAAAGATGAATGGATTACACTTCTATTCTCTGTTCCGCTCATTTTGGCTTTTTGTGGAGATTGGGGTAGAGACATTGTTCAACAAGGCTTTGCGGCTTTGGGCGCGATGCCGGAATGGTATCAATATAGTCTTGGACTCATTGTTGCGGCGTCGTTAGGTATGCGTAGCGCAACTAAGTTTTTTGGTAAGAAGTGATGAAACTATTTACACTACTCCGTAACCTGTTTACCTGTGATTATATCGGTGACCTGTCTCAGCACAGACAACACACTATCATGTATGAGGACTTGTGTAAGTAATGGCTGATTGGTGGAGAAGATGGCTACAGTTTAACGTCACAGCCAAGCTAACTATGATTGCTTCGGTTGCAATGTCATGGCGTTGTGCTGAGTGGTTTATGAATTTGGAAGACCCAACAACACAGCAGTCTGCATTTGTTTCCGTTATTATGGGCGTTATGACAGGTGTGTACGGTATCTATTTAGGTAGGGAAGCGAAGGGCAAATGAACTACGACCGCAGCGCACTAATCGACCAGCTAATCCTACACGAGGGTTTGAAGCTACACGTCTACAAGGACCACCTTGGCATCGACACAATCGGTGTTGGCAGGAACTTAGAAGACCGTGGGATTACCGATGGCGAACTAGCTTTTATGAATCTTTTGAAGCCAGAGATTTACGAACAGGGTATTACAGAAGCTAATGCCCGTTTTCTTTTAAGTAATGATATTGATATAGTAGAAGAAGAATTATACGATGCTCACCCATGTATTGACCGCCTCGACGATGTGCGTGTTCGGGTTTTACTTGATATGGCCTTTAATATGGGCGTACCTAGATTACGAAAGTTCAAGAATATGTGGGCTGGCATACACGAAGGAGACTACGTTCGGGCTTCTCTAGAGATGCTTGATTCGAGGTGGGCAACACAGGTAGGACAACGTGCAGTACGTTTGTCTAGTGCTATGAAAACAGGAGAGTTGCATGTCTGATGCGTTTGCAGATTTTAAAGCCGGGTTTGGGTTTGGTAAGAAAGAACAAAAGAAGATATTACCCGCTCAGTATCCAAAGTCAGCACCCTTGAATGACCACAGAATATTCTACGATAAGTACATTGAAGATGGGTTTGCTCAAGACTTTTTAAAAGAAAGAGGCATGAAAGTTCCACCTGCGTATAAAGCAGATTCATTTCTTGACTACTTAGAGTTGCGCGGCATCCCTATTCCTATGGGCAAAGCATACGGCGGCAAGATTCAACCTCGCAAGGCTGGTCGTAGTTCGGAGACACGGTGATGGCCTACACTGACACTGATAAACCAGCAAAACAACCCCGTATTAAGTTTAAGGGTATGGGCATTGAAAACCCAAAAGGGTATACGATTCCTCCTCGCAAACCTATCTATGTACCTGATGAACCTACCCCTCGTGCAAAAGAACTTATAAAAAAGGGAAAGCGTGTAGCGTTTACATAATCATGCCCCTAACTAAAAAAGGACAGGACATTATGCAATCGATGAAACGAACCTACGGGGGAAAGAAGGGTGAACAGGTCTTCTATGCCACAGCCAACGCTGGCAAAATTAGCGGCGTTGAAGAGAAGGCGAAAGGCGGGAAAGTTAGAAAAACTCGCAAATCGTCGAAGCCTAAAGCGAAGAGCAAGAGTCGAGTTAATGAGGCTGGCAACTACACTAAG